CGCAGACGCGCCAAGACGTACACCGATTGCGGTCGCGACGGACGTAACACCACCAGTCACGGTAATTAGGTAGTTGTCGTAGGTGCTTGAGAAGGCTCCGGTCACGGTCACCGACGACACGGCTGTGCCGACCGTCTGCGTCTTGACCAGCCACAAGCCGACAGCATTCATGTCCGCCGCCGTCAAAACGTCGCCGCTAGTGAATGAGGGGTAAGTCATGGGATCACCATCCGAGCCTGTTCGTGTTGAGTACTCCGAACGTCGACGAGTTCAGGGTGAATAGATCGTAGACGACGGTCGGAGATAGGTACAGCGTGAAGTCGCTCGATCCTGGGATAATCGAGACCGATCCGCCCTCGATCACGAACCGAGTAGTCGTCGCGCTTCCGCCTGGAGGCGTATAGGTGACGGTCGTCGTCCCGCCGGACATCGTGGGCAGCTCATCGAGGAAAGCGGTCATGTACAGATCGCCTTCCTGTTTCGCGTTAAAGCGGAGATCGACGTACAGGGACTCCTGGGAGAGCACGTTCGCGTACCAGTCGGTTTGGGCCTGTTGCTGGGCGCTGTTGTTAAACAGGACCTGCCGGTTGTAGTTCCGCTCGTAGTTTGCTGGGGCGCCCGCATAGGTGGTTCCGACGACCGTAGAGCTCAGGTTTACGATGTTCGGATAGTTCGCGTTCGGATACTTTCGCGTCAGACCGTTATAGACGAGGCCGGTCGACTGGGATTGAGTGAAGGCGAACAGGGTCGTTCCTGGGCCAGCGGAACGTCGGAACTCGATCGTCGCGCCGTCGTACCAGTAGGTCGTGTTCTCTGTCAGAAGCAGCTCGACGATCCTCTGTCCGATGGTGGTCGGATCGAAGGCGTCTGAAACTATCGCTCGACCGTCGTACTCGACCGGCGGAGGGTACGGCGGGACGAACGGATAGACCTCGTTCGCGAGCTTGACGGCCTGGCGGATCGCGTTCGTCGTCCCGATGATGGGGTCGTCGTTGACGTAGTAGCGGGACATCATTCCGAGCGCGTCGATGCCGGAGATGGTCGCCGTGTTGCCGTTTGTCGCGATGTCATCCTGGAAGGTGACCTCGGCGACGTAGAAGTACATCGAGGAGAGGGAGAACTGGTTCCCGATGACGATCTGCTCGCCTTCGTTGATGTTCGCAGCCTGGCCCGTGTTGTTTCGGACGGTCAGGGTACAGCTGTTGCCGGTAGGCGTGTCGAAGTACGACGTTCGTCCCCAGTTAAACGAGAGCGACTGCGTGATCGTCGTGAACGACGTTCCGCCGATGCTGACTGTCCAGTTAATGACCGCCACGGATTATCCGATCGCGTTCGCTGGGAGACGGTTATTCAGTCGGACGTACTGCTGAAGGGCCGCGACGACTGCGTTCGGGTCGGCGGAAGTGACGGTTACGTTAATCGTATTCCCGCCCATACTGCCGGCCTTTGAGAGCGGGATTACTGCTTCGGGTCCTGCTTCGCCGATCATGGCGAGCGTCGGGCCGGTGACGATTCCGCCGTCAGCGAGAAGCGGGATGTCGGGGACGTCGAAGCCTTTCCCGCCGATACCAGGGACCCAGCCTGGGACCTTAAACGAGAGCTTTCCGATCGTGTTATTCCAGATCGAGGCGATGCCGTTAAAGACAGTCTTAAAGGCGCTATACACGGCGTCAATGTACTTTCGGACGGCGGTGTACCAGACGCCGACGGCGCTCTGTACCGCGTCGAAGACGGTCGTCGCTACGGTCCTAAATCCGTTAAAGACCATCTGGACGTAAGCCCACCAGATCTCAAAGCCTCTCTTAATTCCGCTGATCGCGACGCCGAAGATGTCGAACTTCGCCTGGAGCGCGACCAGGGCCGCGATGACCGCCAGGATGACGGCAGCTCCGGTCGCGACCCATAGCGCCGAGAAGGAGGCCGCGGCTGCCGTGTTGATCGCGGTCGTGAGCGCCTGGATCGTGTTGTAGATCGTGAGTCCGGCGTTCACGGCGAGGATCGCAGCTGCGAACACTCCGATCACGGCGCCGATCTTCACGATGAGTCCCGTGTTCTCGCGGACGAATGTCGCCATGTTCTGAAGCTTCGGGAGGAGCTTCTCGATGATGGGGAGCAGAGCTGCGCCGATCGCCTCTTTCGTTTCCCCTACGGCGATGCTCATCGACTTAAACCGGCCCTGGACCGTGTTCGCTTGCTTTGATGCCTGGTTCTGGAAGGTTCCCGCGAGGCGTCCGAAGACGGTGTTGGCGTCGGCGCCTTCCTCGATGAGACCGGCGAGCGCCGGATCGAGCTTCTTCAGGGCCGCGAAGTTTCCGTTATACGCCTTCGAGAGGGCATCGGAGACGAGGCCGAGATCCTTACCGGTACCGGCGGAGATGTCGAGCGCCAGGCCGAGCAGATCCTGAGCCTGGGTGACGTCGCCAGTACCTCGGACGAGCGCGTCCAGGGCGGGCCGGAGCTCGTCGTCAGCGACAGCCGACGCGATCGAGGTCTTGGTGATGAAGTCTTCGACGGAGGCGACCTGAGCGTCGGTCGCGTTCGTGACGTTCTGAAGGGTGGTCGCGAGCTTCTGGGCCGCGGCGTCATCCTCGGCGAACGCTTTCACTGCGTCGACGCCGACGACCGCCAGAGCGCCGATAGCGGCAGCTGCGGGAAGGGCCGCTTTCTTGATCGCGAAGGCCGCTTTCTGACCGTTCGTTTCGAGCTTCTTAAAGTCAGCGATCGCTCGATTCAGGCCGGAAGGATTCCATTCGGAGACGATCGGTAGGGAGATTGCCATTAGCCGCGCCTCACGATGTTTCCGGTCGTCGCGTCGGCGACCTTGTTGACGACTTCCGCCAGGCGGCGCATCGTCCCGTCGATGTGTCGTTCGCCTGCGAACCAGAGGAATCGGGACGGGCCTCGACCGAGCTTTGAGCTGAGGTCGTCAGCGAAGTTAGGTCGGGCCAGGTTCGGGTTCTGGTTGCGGGTCTGGTTTGGGCCTCGGCCCGCCATGTCCGAGATCGCGAGAGCTGCGGTCTTCGTGATGACCTTCACGACGCCGACGGACTCCCATTGGGCGCCCTGCTGGAGGTTCCGGCGACGGGCCTTCCGCGTGTCGATCTTCGCGACGACGCCTTTCTGCTGATTGCCTTTCAGCCATCCGGTCCGCTTACGATGCTTCATGCCGGAGAGCGGAGCGGTCGATGGGATCGAGTCCTGGATCGCGGGGATCATCGTTTCGCGGACGATCCCGAGCATCTCCTTCGAGATCTCTTTCCGGAGAGCAGGCGAAACCTTCTGGAGTTCGCGGAGGGCTTCTTTCAGACCGTAATAGTCGACGGCGACGGTCGCGCTCATGCCTGCCCTCCTTTCCTGTCTCTGTTGATTGCCTCGATGACCGTTGCTAGATCGTCGAGCTCGAATGGGATCTCTGGAGGCCAGTATCCGGTCGCAGCTAGGACCTCGCCTAGTTGCCGTCGGTAGCCTCCGGAGTAGGGTTTACAGCTTCGGACTCCACGACCTCCAACGTTTCCAGGCGCTTAATGAAGTCGTCGAACATGGCGGGGACGGTGATCCCGCTTTGCTTCGTGGCCTCGTACGCCATGAACGCCAGATCCTCCATACCGATTCCGCCAGACGCGAGATCGGATGCCTTCCGCTTGAACTTCCGCTCCCAGGTAACGATGACGAACAGGTTCGTTTCGACCTCGTAGTCACCTGCTCCGGTGTTGACTTTCAGCTTCAGTTTCATCCCGACCTCCTCGATGTCTGGAGTTCAGGATACTCAGGGGGCGGTGATGTCGCGGGCGCTCGATCCGCCCTTGAAGACGGCCTCCACGACCGACAGCTCACCGACCGCGCTGTTAATCGGAGTGATCTTCTCCAGGTAGCAGTTCGTGATCGTGTACTCGGGATTCGAGGCCGACTCGGTGGTGCCGGACGGCGAGATGACGAGCGTCGCCGGTGTACCCCAGGCGGAGTACAGGATCGCCTCGACCTCGCCTGCGCCGTAGCTGTTAAACAGGGTCAGCGTGACCTCGTTATTCTCCAGGCCGGAGGTGAAGACGCGAGCGGTGCCGCCGAAAGCGGTCGTCTCCAGCGCCTCTTTCGTGAGCGAGATCTCACACTTCGAGCAGTTGTCGGTGAGGTCGGTCGTGACGGCGGAAACGGTCAGGTTGATCGTCGCGTTTCCGAGGAAGGTGGTAGTGGCCATTGTCTGTCTTTCTGTTCAGGAGCGGCGGGCGCTCATTCTCACGGTGAGGTCGTAGGAGGGGATCTCCTGGGCGCCGACGACGGTCAGTGACGGTCTGCCGGAGGTGACGACGATCGAGCTGTTAAAGATCGTGTCCATCGTCGTCAGGAGGTAGTCGGTCGCGTCCTGGTTGCCGGGTGGCGCCGCCAGGATTCGGATAGTGAAGGTGACGTCGGCGACGCTGTTCGTCTGTCCAGCGTTAAAGGCGTCGAATGAAGGAGGCTCGATGAAGATCGTAAGCGGTCGAGCGTTCCTGGAGTCGGTGACGGCGACGAGGCCGAGAGCGGTGATCGCGTTAGCGAGATCGGTCGTCGCGTCAGTGAAGATTCCCGAGGGCATCTCATGCCACCTGGCTCCGCTTGATTCCGAGGAGCTGGTTTACGCGGCCCATCGTCATGACGGGCGCGGTCCCCATTCCCTCGAAGCTTTGGAAGGAGTCGATCGAGCCTCTTTCCCTGTACAGCGACGAGGCCATAAGTACGGCTCCCATCTTCACGGCGTCCGAGGGGACGGTCCCGAGCGCGTCGTGGTATCCGGCCTGGACTCGTCGAGCGAAGCACCAGGCGTTACTCGCGTTCACGCATTGAGTTAGAAAGGCGGTGTCGTTCGCGGTTGCGGAGGTGATCCCGAGGAAGACCTGAACGTCCGCGGAGGTGATCCAGGTACAGGTCTGAGTCCAGGTGAGCGTTCCGTACGGGTCGACGGGTTCGCGCTCGATGTCGTCTCCGACGTCCTGAACCATGAGCTGATTCAGAAGGATGATGTCATCCTGGTAGAGCGGATCGCCGTAGTCGTCGAGGCCGAGGAACAGAAGTGTCGGGACCGCGATCACGACATGAGATCCGTTCAGGGCCGCGTCGCATCCGGCGATCGTGATCGTTTGACCGACAGCGATGTCGGTCGTTTCGAGGGTCTGGACCACAGCGACGTCGTCGATCCGCTGTTGATGCGTGATCGTAAATGTTGCCATGACCCAGACCCTCTCTGCTCGCGTCGATCAGGTGAGCTTGACGAACTTCGTCGCGTCGACCATCTTCGTGGCGAAGTAACCGCGGAAGGCGATCGTTCGCGACAGGGTGGACGGAGCGTCGATCGAGATCGCGCCCTTCTGCTGTTCCCAGATCTGGTAGCCGGACGGGTCGCCCACGATCACGGTGTCAGCTGCGAATCCGCGATCCACGATGACAGCCAGACCGAACGCTTCGCCGACGCGGTTCGCGCTGGCGGGGGTCTGCGATCCGAAGGCGTTCATCGGGGCGGTCGGGGCCAGAAGCGGTCTGCCGGTCGTGTCCGTCAATTTTCCAAGAGACGCGAACATGTTCGGGCTGAGAAACAGGTGGGTCGGCAGGTTGCCGTTCGAGTTCGTCAGGATGGTCGAGGCCGCGTCGTAGATGTCCGAGATCCACTCGCTCGGCGAGGTGGGGTCGGTCAGGACGGCGCTTTGCGAGCATCCCGCGAGGAGCTGATCCGCGGCGTAGTTGTCGGTCTCGTAGGCGTACACGCGGGCCATGTCGTCCAGCATCGAGCCGATGATCTCGGGCGACGACCAGTCGATGATCTGCTCCGACACCGAGGCGTAGCCTCCGAAGGTGAGCTTCGTGATGTCGAACGAGGCGACGGCGTAGGTCGAGGCGGTCAGGGTCGCGAGCTGCGAAGCCTGGTTCCCGATCGAGTTGTGAGTGTTCACGTACGGAACGCGGAACACGGCGCCGTCGGCGGGCATGGCGCGGACCCCGCAGGCATCGACGACAGGTCGCCGCCCCTGGAAATTGTTGTAGATCGGGGAGAGCAGGATTTCGGGGAGGAATCCATCGTTTCCGCTCGTGGTGACATCAGGAGCTGCCGCGCGGAGCTGCTTCTTCATGGCCTCGGCGGATTCGCCTCCGCGGAGGATGCCCGCGATGTACTCGGCGGGGCTGGGCATGCGGGCGGGCCGGACGGCCTGCGCGTAGATCGGATGGGTCGCCACGGCGGCCTCGATCGGGGTTTCTTGGGTGTCCATGTTCTCCTCCTCGGAGTCTTGGTGGATGGGTTGGGTGGGCGCGTCCTCTTCTTGATCTTCCTCGGGCGCGGACGCGAGCACCGAGTGAACCTGGGCGGCTTCGAAGGCCGGGGTCGTGACGACCGACAGCTCGACCATTCGAGCCTCGGAGACGAGCATCGTTCCGTCGTTCGTCGTCTTGTACTTGACGGGGATAGCGCCGACAGACACGGAGTCCAGGGCGCCCATCTTCAGGAGTTCGAGCGCATCGTCGCCGGCACGGGTTGGCGCGATCTTCGCCTCGAACATCAGACCTTCGTCGGTTGACGCGAGAGCGGTCACCTTCCCGATGACGCGAGTATCGTCGTGAAACTCCAGAAGCTTGACGGACGTCGGGTCTTCGGCGATCGCGCCCTTCTCGAAGACGACCGATTCCCCGCCACTCAACAGCGCCTGGGTATCCCAGGGGACCGCGAGTCCGGTGATCGTTCGCTTCGGTTCGCCTTCGGGAGCAGCTGCGTCGAGCGTGACGAGTTGAGCGGTGAGACGGATCATGCGTCCTCCATGTCAGGCGCGCGAACGTTCATGTCGTCCTCGACGCGGACGTCTTCCATGATCTCGTTGTCGTAGATGTACTCTTCGAGATCGAAGTGAACGAATCGCCCGCGGGGCAGAATGTTATTCATCGACAGCGTTTCCTGAATACAGTCGATGTACTGGCGGGCGCCAAAGATGAGGAGATCCTGGCGGGCCTGCTGGGCGTTCGAGTAGGTGAACGATCCAGGTACGCCGATACCGAGCAGATAGGGCGGGATGCCGGTATGACGCGAGAGTTCGAGCGCCTGGAACTGGCGGGATTCGACGAGCTGAAGCTTCGACGGATCGGACGAGAACTCTTTCCAGGTGACCGCCGAGTTCAGGGCGCCGACAGCGGAGACGCGACGGGCGTTCGCCCAGGCGGCGGCGAGCTCGCCCAGATCCTCGCTCGACATCGGTTCGGAGGTGTCGGTCTGCTGAAGATAACCGGCTGCGATCTCGGTCGACGCGAAACGATCCGCGGCCTGATCCAGTTTGAGAGCTGTCGAGATGGAGCGGGCGCCGATGTAGATCAGACCCTGGGTGGGCGCGATGAACTGGATCGTTTCGTTCGGGTCGATCTCGACGCCGTTAAACAGAACCTGTTTCGAGAAGCCGAACCATTGCGGGCCCGCCTGATCGAGGAATGAGACGCCTGCCTGGGGCAGCCATTGGAACGAGAGGGGACGTCCGGTCGCCTGGGAGCGTGACGTCACGAACCAGGTCGCTCGGCCTCGCATCATGAGATCCGTCACGGTCTGCGACATGATGAAGTTTCGGGTCACGGTCGGGTCGGGCTGAACCATCCACGGTTCGAGCTCGAGATAGATCTTCTCGTACTCTTCCCCGCTCCACTGTTCGGTGTAATGCTTTAGCTTGAGACAGCCGACGACCGAGGCGATCATCTGGATCGAGCGGGCGATGGTGGGGACGGAGAGGGCGAGTTCCTCAGTTCTCCCGACCGAGTAGCTGTAGAACTCGCCGATCCCCGCCTGGGTCGCGCTCGAAGCGGCAGCTTTCAGAGGAGCAGAGCCGAACGCCGCTTCCTGTTTCTTTCCGCTGAACAGACCCACGGTCCGGAGTCTCCCACCGTTTCCGACCGATGTCTACGAGGGTCAGTAGGCCGCCATCGCCGGACGATTTTTCGACACGGGACGCGACGCGAGGCTGATCGCCCAGACGGCGCATCGGGCCGCCTCAATCGGCCCTGGCGACTTCTGCGACGAGAGGACAGACGTCCCGCTCGTCTTCACGGCAACGGCGCGTCCCAGGTGCTCCGCGAGCGTCACCGATCCGTCGTGGGTGACCTTCCCCTCGACGATCATCGAACGGACGAGCGAGGTGTACTTCACAAGCTCGGCGTAGCCGACGATCTGAGTTCGTTTCGCGTAGGCGGGCGGAAGGTGGATCTCCAGCGACGGGGTGACGGCGAGCTTCAGGAGGGGCTCCTCCATCTGGCGGGCCACCTCGGCCCAGAGGGCGGTCTCGGAGTCGACGACGAACGCGAGCTCGACGCGCACGTTCGGCCCGTCGGCGGTCGCCCTGATCCCGACGTAACGCGAATCGTCGAGCGACGAGTCGACGGCGAGGATTCCGCCAGGCGGGATCGGGTCGCTCGATCGGCACTGCTCCCAGATACCGGACGGTAGCCAGGACTGGTTCGCGGCGATGAACAGGTTCAGGTGGGCGCGGAGGAAGGCGTTCCGGTCGGGCGAGTCGTGAGCTGCTTCGAGAGCTGACATCGAGATCGTTTCGCCGAGCGCCGGATTCGCCCAGGCCCACCAGGTCCGGTCGTCCAGGTTCACTCCAGGCGGAGGACTCCAGGAGGCGTAGTAGAGACGCGACGGGCGTTTCATGTCGATCGAGGCGGTCGCCTGGGAGATCAGGCGGAGCATCGCGACCGAGCTCTCGTCTCCAGCGGTCGACCACATCGAGAGGAGCGGATTCTTTCGCGCGATCTGCGAGGGCCGGTAGGCGTCGAACAGGACCGACGGCGACACGGCCCAGAGCTCGTCGACGACGATCAGATCGTTACTCGATCCGTGAGCGTTCGATTCGGTCGCAGCTGCGACACTCCAGCACGACCCGTCGGGAAGGTCGGCCCGCATCCGCCCATAGGCCCAGGTGATCTTCGCGCCGAACTGGGCTTCCAGGATCGGAGCGATCTCACGGAACAGGGCGGTCGCTCGATCGAGCTTATGGGCAGTCGAGAGGACCTGCTGGGGTCGCCCGCGTAAAGCTGCGAACTCGGTCACCCACCAGCCGAGCAGGGCCTGACAGCCGACCGTCTTCCCGTTCTGTCTTCCGCAGGTCACCAGACTCTCACGGAACTCCAGCTCGCCGTATCCGTCGTGGCGGAGCTGCCCGTCGAGAGCGATCTTCTGCCACTCGAACAGCGACCGGCCCATGTGCCGTTCCGCCCAGGCCGCGACCGAAGGCCCGAAACTGTGCTCCCCCCGCTGGGGCGTTTCGATCCGTGGCTGAACATGACGCGAATCCGAACCTGGTCCGTTTCGATGCGAATCGGTTCCGCCTGGTTCCGACCCTGATCCTTCGTGGATAGACGCAGAGGGGGGGCTCGGGGTGAATCGTTGGGCGTTTGGAAAACTTTCTGAGCTTTCGTTTCGCGTTTGGATGCGGAGGGCGGTCTTTCGGTTGACGTAGCGGGCTCCTCGGGAGGCGTTACAGGAGGCGCAGGATCCGACGATCATCGTGATGTCGAATGGGTCATCGCATCGGTCGACCTCGATCAGGTGGTCGGCCTGGGTGGAGGGTTTGACTTGGCACCAGTGGCAGATCGGTTGGGCCTCGATGACCTGCTTCCTGAGGGCCTTCCAGCGGGCGGTGCCGTAGATGGGGTTTCCTGCCATTAGCCGATCCCGTCGCCGTTGCAGGTGGTGCAGGTGGTGATG